ACAGTGGCATGCTATGCTCTTAAGCAGTGGTTCAGGGGTGATAACCTTGAGCACTCCGCTTACGTGCGTGACATGCTCGCTGATGATGATTGCGATGAAGAAAGCGAGGAGGCAGTAATTGTCGAGAGTGCAAGCGTATCTAGAAAGCGCAAGCGTGATACCTATGTTAAAAATATGGTTATGCGATTGAGATCAATCTATGGTATGTCCTCCGGCAAGCCCGCTCAGAACCGTGCATTACGTGATGCTATAATTGTTATGATGAATGAGGATAATATCCACCTTCATCAACGCAACCATATTATCTCCCGAGTGCTAGTGTTGATGGCTATACCAGCTGATAGTGATATCAATGCTGCTAAGCTATTATTGTGCGATGAAACCAGACTTCGATCTGGCTTCAAAGTGCAACATTGAGGGGGCTTGTCGAGTGTGGATGGCGTGTCAGCCGTGAGTCGGCTTTCACATCAGGGGATGACCATCACACGAAGACCAGCTTCCCTAACCCCTAGAGTAGCATACAAGTTATGCGGACTATTACCCTCCGACACTCTAGGTTTGTTCAATGGTAATGTTGATACTTTGGCATGTGCGCTTCTCGAGCGTATGTACTACTGTAAGGTGGAAGGACAGTTCGTAGCCCCTCCACCCGTTCAACGTCAAGTCGTACGCGACAGACTTAATGGTTTGCGTCAGGAGATCATTCGTAAAGTCGGCATTTTCGCCCCGGTCGAGGTTGATGAATTCGTCAACATGTATAAGGGCCCGAAACGTCGAACTTATGAAATGGCTGCTGAGTCTATACTGTTAAAACCTGTCGACGTGCATGATGCTAAGGCAAAAGCTTTTGTAAAACGTGAGAAATGTAACGTAACAAAAGCACCTCGTGTAATACAACCTCGCGACCCACGTTATGGTGTTGCACTTGGTCGATACATCAAGCCCGTTGAGAAAGTGATCTATAGAGCAATCGCCAGCTTAATTGATGGTGACATGGTTGTCTCTAAAGGTCTCAATCTTGACGGGGTTGGGAAGTTAGTTGAATCCAAGTGGAACAAGTTCCGTAACCCAGTGGCCGTTGGCTTAGATGCCACGAAGTTCGATATGCACTGTTCAGCCGAAATACTAGAATGGGAACATTCAGTGTACAACGGCATATTTAATTCCCGCGAATTGCGTAAACTGTTATCATGGCAGATAAACAATCGCGGTGTTGGGTATGCCCCGGATGGTAAGGTGAAGTACTCAGTCCGTGGACGCCGGTTTTCTGGTGACATGAATACATCGTTGGGCAACTGCCTGATAATGTGTTGCGTTGTCATCCAGTATTGCCGTTCACTGGGCATTAAGTATGACCTCATTAATAATGGTGATGATTGCGTGGTATTTATGGAGCAGGAATCCTTGAATGCTTTTAGTCTTCACCTTGAACAGCACTTTATTGAACTCGGATATCGTATCGTGTGCGAAGAACCTGTATATGTTCTCGAACACATTGAGTTTTGCCAAATGCATCCTGTTAAGGTTAATGGCAGTTATCGAATGGTTAGAAACCCTAAGGTAGCTATTGAGAAAGATGGCTTTTGTGTTACCACACTCCAACATCAACATAAGTTTGGTGAATGGGCTGCTGGTGTTGCAAACGGTGGAAAGGTTGGATGTGCTGGAGTTCCGGTCATGCAGTCTTTCTATCACTTTCTTGGTGGTTCCTACGAAAGTAAGACACATTTGAAGGAAGATTCGGGTATGTCACGGTTACAGCGTGGCATGGACGGGTCTAACACTGTAGTGATCGAGGAAACTCGTTATTCATACTACCTTGCGTTTGGCACCATGCCAGACGCTCAAGTCGAGCTTGAGGATTGGTTCACCACCAATACTTGGAATGATGAAGTAATCAGGGATCGTTACCCTGGTTACCTACAGTTATGAAAATAACCAAAAACATATTTTGACAATGACAAAAGCGAAACAAAACAAAAATAATAATAAACGTAAGTTACAGCAACCACCCCGCCAGGGTAGTGTAGTTCCAGTACGTAATCAACGCACCAATTTCGGGGTTGCCTTTTACTCTCGTGTTACTGATCCAATCGTTAACTCAGTCTATTCCAATCCTTTAGTGATGAGCTCTGTCACCACTAACGCATCTGGTGATGCATCCACTCATATTTCACTTTCACCTCAGGGTGTAACTGCTTGGAATACCACTACTTCTGCCAAGGTGCAGGTTGAGTCACCTCAACTCCCTTGGTTGTATAATGCCTCCCGTAACTTTGCACGCTACAGGATCTTGCGCGCCAATGTTATATTGGTGAGCAACGTTGGCACTACTAGTCCTGGTAACATAAGCATTAAGTCCACAAGTGATTATAGTGATGCTGGAGTAGAAATTGCCCAAACCTTGACTGGTGGTAATGAATTCTCCCTTGCTTCTATTGCATCGCGCAATAAGTCGGTTGCCTTGCAAGTCGACACAGCATGGAAGAAGGTCACATCTGAAACAACAAGACTGTTGTCCACAGGTTTGGTCTCATTAAACACCGTGAATGATTTGGCCTTCTCCAACATTTCTCTCCGCGTTGCGGGCGGACCTGTATCAACCATTGTGGCTAATATGTACATTGAGTACGACGTGGAATTCGCCAACCCAGTGGCCGTGGCCTATAACGGTTAAGAAGAATATTTGTGGGTTTGAGACCCTGTAAAGTAGTAGTAAATAATAACAAAAACAATATAAAATAATAAAATTACAAAAACAATATAAAATTTAGCAAATGTTCTCGCCAAAATCAACAGCTCTATCACAATAGAGACCTCTCAGGAATCACATAGTTGTATGTGAGGGCTTCCGTGG